GAGCTGTTGCAGGATGACTGATCTGGTCAACCACCCGCCGCACTACACGCAAGGCGGCATTGAGTGCATCGAAGCTATCCAGGCAGCACTGACCCCGGACGAGTTCCGGGGTTACTGCAAAGGTCAGGTCATTAAATACATCTGGCGCGCTGAACACAAAGGCAACCCGGCGCAAGACATGCGCAAAGCTAACTGGTACATGCAGTGGCTGATAACTTAAGTGACCGCCGCGCTGTCGGTAAAGGCCGCAACCTGACGGTTAACATCCGCATGACGCGGGAAGAAGTTGAAGCCGCACGCAAGCTAGGCGACGGCAACATTAGCATGGGCTTCCGTCATGCCATCAGGTATGCCTGCTGGAAGGACATGAAACCAGTCAAGCTCAGCACCATGTTGCGCAGTGCAGCAGTCATGGCACAAAACCTAGAAGATGCCCGCCGTTCAAACACCGTGCCCGAAATGCAATAGCCACTGCACCTATGTGGTCCTGACAAAACAAAACGACGGCACGATTTACCGCCGCCGCAAATGCAAAGCCTGCGGTCATCGCTGGTACACGTTTCAGCCTCAAGAGCAATTTTTACCCAATCACCTCATCACCTGGACCCATGATTCTGTGCGACACCGAGATCCATGACCTTATCGAGCAAGGCATGGTGCAACATCACCAGCCGGAGCTGATCAACCCTGCCAGCTTAGACCTGCGGCTGGGTGACCTGATCATGCTTGAATCAGTCGAATCGCATCAGATGATCCCGCTGTCAATTAAGGACTACACACCCGACCACCCATACGAGTTGGTGCCTGGGCAGTTCATCCTTGCGCAGACCATAGAGACGTTCTCAATGCCTGAGGACATCGCCGGGTTGTTTTTCCTTAAGTCCAGCCGCGCCCGCGAGGGTTACGAGAACCTGCACGCCGGATACGCTGACCCAGGCTGGCACGGCAGTGCGCTGACGCTTGAGCTAAAGAACGCACGCCAGTTGCAGCCGCTGCCGGTGTACCCAGGGCTCAAGATTGGTCAGATGGTCTTTTTCCGCATGAGCCAACGCCCTGCATTGAGCTATGCAGCAGTTGGCCACTACAACAACGACAAGCTAGTGGCCGCCAGTAAGCAGTTCTTGGGCCGCAGCCAGATGCCACGGCTCAACGCTGCATGAACGCATCGCCTCGCCAACCAACCACTTAATCTGCGATCGCTGGCTGGCTTCTTGCTCAGCCAGCAGCAGTGCATATTCCAGCAATCATTCCAGTCGCCGCGTTCATGCAGCTCCCGCAGCACCTGCGCGTTGGCAGCACCGTGGAACTGTGCTTCTATTGTGTGAACCAATGGTCTCATCATGGCTGATTATGTCAAGGACTACCTAAACAGTATCGCTAAATATCCACTCTTAACACCGCAGCAAGAGATACAACTCGGCAGACGCGTGCAGCGGTGGCGTGAGCTGAAGCAGCTAGACCGTGCGCTGACGACTGACGAACGCCGCGAGCTGCGCAGCGGTGACCGCGCTAGGCAACGGTTCATCCAGTCCAACCTGCAACTTGTGGTCCATGTCGCACGCAAATACGACAAGCGCAGCCACAAGACGCTTGAGTTTATCGACCTGATCCAAGAGGGCAATATCGGCCTATCGCGTGCGGTTGACCTGTTCGACCCGAGCAGAGGCTACAAGTTCTCAACCTACGCCTACTGGTGGATCCGGCAGGCTATTACACGAGCGCTGGTGACGTATGACCCGGTGATCAAGCTGCCGGTCAGTGTCCACGAAATGCTGTTTAAGGTTGGCCGTGTCGCGCAGCAATTAGGTCATGAGCTAGGCCGCACACCGTCGATGACTGAAATTGCAGACCAGATCAGCGTCGGCGTTGAGGATTTATCCATGTTACTAAAACAGTCTTACCGCGTCACCAGCCTGGATGCGCATATTGCAGACACTGAAAACAATGTGATTGTTGACATGATCGCTGATCCTGCGTTCACGAAAGAAGAAACAAGGCAAGAAATACAGGAGATGATGGAATATTTCAACAAATACCTTGATGACATCACGCAGCAAGTATTGCGCGCACGGCTTATCAGCAAACCTATCACCTGGGCAGAGCTGGAGCGGGATCTTAACATCAGCAAAAGCAAATTGCAGGACCTTGAGCGCCGTGGCATCAAGCGGCTGCGTATGCTAATGAGCAACCCGTTGACAGGTACACCCCTTGGAACCGACGATAGAAAAACACAACGATAAATGGCGCGTTTGTTATAACGGAATGTGTAGAGACCACGCGCAAGATTGGCAAGCAATGGTCTTTTATCACCAGATGCTTAATCAATCAACCAGTCCTGAATCTTTAGCACGCGGTCAACGGTCCATGAATCTTGACGGCTGAACCATTCGCGCCATTCTTCGCTGCCTTTGCGACGGTTGCAATTCCGGCACGCCGGTACAAGATTGCTGGCAACTGTAGCGCCGCCCTTATGGCGTGGCTTCACATGGTCCAACGTGTCAGCCGCTACGCCGCAGTACGCGCATTGATGACCCCATGCTTCGAATATCTGTTTTCTAAATAAATGCTTTGCATTGCGTTTCGGGATAAGGTTTGAGCCATCAATCAGATGATCCACGAAGCTCGGGGATAGGTAGCACCTGGACGGACAAGCCCAGGATGTGATCGTTGGACGGCGCTAACTCAGTGAGCCGCGCCACAAAGTCATCCGATACCGCTTCCGGGTCGTCGTTGTCTGATTCGACAACAATGGTGTATTCCACCTCTAGGACGTACTGCCTCATACCGTTGGCTCGCAGGTGATGTCAACGCCGCCGCGATCCCGTGGCCGCAGCGTCATCCAGATGCCGCCGAGTGATTTAGGCATCACGATGCGCTCAATAGCCCAGCCGCCCGTAGCGCCGAACTCTTGCTTGTAGGTGCCGGTCTGCAAGTGCCAGCGCTGCTCGATCCATGCCTTGCCGTTTTCTGCGATGCGGTAGCACGGGTGCGCCACGATGCTGCGTTCGTGGTTGTGGCCGTTGATCATAATGTCGGCGTCAGGCGCAATCTGCGCATACCGCCCACCCCCCATGGTGCCTTTGGTGATGATGCCGCCCCATGCGCCGTGGTGAAAGAACAACGTGCAGCGCCGCACGCGGCCGGTCGGTTGGTAAAACACAAACCGCACGAAGCCTTGATAGCCCATGTGCTCAGTGACCGCACCATCGTTGCGCATGAGCCGGACGACATTCTCTAGCGGGTCGATCTCTTGATTGTTGAGGACAGCGGTCTCGTGGTTGCCGTCGCCCATCATCAGGATCATGTCGCCGTAAGGCTTTAGCAGGTCTGCTGACTCGCGGAACACAAGGTCAAAGTAATTGCCGCCGAGGTGCTCTGGCCTAATGTCGCCTTTACTGCCGCGTCTGTCTTTTTTGCCTTGCATGAGGCACATGACATCGCCAAACATCAACGCTCGGCCGCCGCGTTGCTTGCACTCGTCTAAGTGCTGCAGCAGCAGCTTGCGGTCACATTTCGGGTTATCGAGGTGGATGTCTGATGCAAGCAGGAACGTTGCAGAGTCCTGCCTGCTCTGATACGGTATCCGTACCTCTAGCAGCTCTGGCGACAGCCGCGTCGTGGTAATCGCCATGCCGTGGTATCGGCTTACACCAGGAGTCTAATAAGGCCAGGTGAGACGCGGCTTGCCTTGGCGTATCCCAAGATGCACGAAGCCTTTAGGTGCGCCTAGGCCAGTGCTATACGGCCAATGCTTAACGCACCAGTCCTGCACGGCGTAGATGTCAGCGCCTGCAATGTAGAAGTCCACCGCACCGACGCCTGGTGCGTTATAGAGGTGCTCTGACTGGCTAGCACCACCAACGCTGCGGTTGATGGCTGACGGTCGATAGCCGCTGGTGATTACTACCGGCTTACCGCCAAATGCACCGCGCACGCGCTCGAGGAATGCCGCCAGCTCGGCGGCTGTATCAACCTGGTGCTGATGGTCAAAGCGCCGCGCCTCTTGGTCAAGGGCAAACTCACCGATGCGGATGTGCGGCGTAATCCGCGCTGAGAACGGGCTGCTAGGGCTCAGCTTGGCAGTTTGTGACTCAATACCCCATAGCCTGCCTTCCGCTTGCCTGCGGCGCTTCAGGCCGGCCTCGACGTTGGTGCCAGGGTTGCGGTAGAGCAGCAGCGCCTCGGGCACCTTGGCCCACTCCTTCGCCTTCAGCCGCTTGCTGATGGTCTCGAACCCAGCGGTGCCGTAGAAGCCCAAGCCAAGGTTGTAGGCGAACGAGATCAGCGCGCACTTTTGTTGATCGCTCATCGCCACCCAGAACGGCACGGTCGCGCGCAGCTTCTCAGCGATGCGATCGACCTCACTGCGCAGCAGCATGTCGGCCTCGACCCGGTTGATCTTGTCACCCTTCTGCACCTTGCGGCCGTCGCTGTAGCGCGTGGTGCCCCAGCCGATGGTCCACGGGTCGCCGCCGCTCAGCGGATCGGGGTAGGCCTCAAGATGACAGCCCTCAAACTGCTGGATCAGCTGCAGCGCTGCGCCCAGGTCAGCCTGCTTGCCGTCTTGGCTCCATGTCTGAAACCACGCCTGATCTCTATTGAACAGATCCGGCGCAACCTTTAACAGCTCCGCTTCCAATTCAACGATCGCCGCCATCTGATGCGGCAGCCCTTTCCAGTAACGGAACAGGTCGCTTGGTTTGATCGGTGCTTTAGCCACGCTTGGGGAACATCAGACGCAGTGCCTGCAGCAGCAGTTGGATCCAGCTATTCGACTTGAGCGGGGTCAGCGCGATGACCTCGCTGCCAGCGGCGAGGATGATGGCGATGACGGCGACGGTTTGCGCGTCCATGATCAGCGGTGTGGGCGTGCCTCAAGGGTAGCCACGCGTTGCTCAACGCCATTCAGTCGCTTGAAGGTCTCCTGTCGATCCGCGCGGATGTCGCCATGGAGCACCTCAAGCTGGGTGGCGATGTGTTCGACGGCCGCAGTCAAACGGATCACGGCGTCACGCGCTTCATCGTTGCGCTTGCTGAAAGTCATCGCGCCCATCGCGGCGACGCTGATAGAAGCGCCAGCAACAGCAGCGATCAGCTCGATCATGCACCTAGGTTAGCGCCCCTGCCCGCGGCGAGGTTTCTTGCCGCGTCTCCGTGGTCGGCTGTTTTGGCCGTAGCCGATGCTGGTTGTTTTTGGTGGTCCGGGTTGGTGGTCAATCCGGGCGGCGCCAGTCTTGGCTTTGACGGCCATCAGCTCTCAGGCTCAGGCTCTTCTGCCACCGGCTGCGGCGCATAAGGATCAGCAGGCCACACGGGGTAATCAGCGCCAGTGATGTAGGCGGCCAGCGCGTCGGTGTCCAGGGTGTCACGGATGGCTGTGACCTTGACGCCGGTAGCCAGCCTGATGTCCTCACGCCAGGTCTTCAGCAATGGGTCAGCAGCTTTGCCGTTGTCGGCCTCGCGGATGATGATCCAGTCCGTAGGGGCCAGCAGCGTGTTGGCGGTGGTGCGTGTCTGTGCCACCCACTGCTCGACCAGTTGCGTGTGGTCTTTAGGGATCAGCTTGCCCTCGGCGTCATAGCCCCAATAAAAGCGCTGATCGTATGGCTGCGGGTCAGGCACCTCCGTGATGCCAATCGCCTTGCGCTCCTGCGGGCTGCTCAGCCTGAGCCAGTTGGCGGGGTACTGAATGCCAGCGTGCTTAAAGGGCACGTCCGGGCTGAGGGGTTTGCCGTCAAGAAGAAACACAGTGGTTCAGGCGTCTAGTAGTTGACACCGCTGGAAGGCTTCTGTCACTCTAGCCTTCCACGCAATCAAGGCACCATGACCGACGAAGAGATCCAGGAAATTATGTACATGCACGCAAACTGCTTCACCAACTACATCTGCTTCAGCGATCAGGGCGTTCTCGACTTTGCCCGTGCTGTGCTTGATCAGGCTGGATACAAAACACCAGAGCCTCAACCAGAGCCTGTAGGGGCAAGTTATGCCGACGCTATGTGGCGCTTTTCAGAAAGCGTGGACAAACTGCAGGGCACGTAGTCTTGTTCTCTAGTGGGGTCAGCGGGCGCGGGCGTAGTTGAAGGGCGATTCGGCAAAGGCGGCGTAGATGATTGTTGCGCCACTGCCGTTGTAACCATCAATAGCGCCGCTCCTCAGCTTAAATCCGTTAGACAGAAAGTCGACAATAGTATTACTTGCATCCTCCGAATTGGAGAGGTTTGCATACAATTCCTGCTGAATGACGTTGTACGAGCCACGAGCAGAGTCGTAAATCCGCCAACTCCCAAAACTCACAGACGTAGAAGCCTTAACCATCACCCACCTCGGCCTAAACCCTGTATACACAAAGGGCCCATCCGAGCTTCCGTTGCCGGTGTAGCTGCCGAAACTAGAGTACCCGACTACTGGGGCGAAGCAATATGCGACGTAGGTGCTCCCACTCCCATTTACCTGCCCACTGCTTCCAATAGAAAATACAGTTGAGCTAGGAGTTGTATCTTGCCATCGTGTAGATGATGTGTCTTGTGCACTGGTTAAATTTAAATACAGAAATTTAGTTGCCCCGATAGCTGAATGATACACAGCCCAATCATCTGTTGTACTACGTCTTTTGACAATCATCATCGCAGGCGCAACACCTAAACCATGTCCAACCGTGGCATTAGCTCCAGTCCCCGTATAAGTAACAATCGAGAACCCCGCCGTCGCATTAGCCCGCACCTGACTAGAGATGGAGCCTGCTGTGTTGTTGGTGTCGGTTGTGGTTCCGGCGTCCCAAGTCCAGGCGACGTATGTGGTATTCAGCTCGTTCCAATAAGAGTTGTCAGTGGTTCCAGCGGTAGTCGCAAAACCATTTGAGTTAAAACCGCTGACATACCCGTAAAGGGCAGCATTGGCACCACCTTCGGCGGCAGTTGAGTTAGACATCAGAACCTTGGAGGCCCCGGTATCACGAATAATGTCGTAAATTTGATGGTTATAGGCTTGGCTTCTTGCTTTGCCCCAAATCAGATCAGGGCTGAAATTGAGACCGCTAAATGTTCTGCTTCCGCCCGTACCCGTCCACGTCAGTACGTCCATCACCGTATTAGGCTTTGTGACTAATGGGGCGGGCAGGTTTGCCGTGCAGAGCGCCTTGAAGCCGCTGGGGGCCGTGTAGGCGAAGGGGCGTTGGCCGAAGTTAGCGACAAAGACTGAACCAGTTGTCCCAGAACCGCCATTGTCCGAAATCGCCGGAAAATACGGCCCACTCGTTAGTCCGGTAAAAGCAGTACCCTGTGACGCTCCATTCTTGTAAAAGGCAAGAGTCCCATTGTCTGCATCAAACGCAATGCCTATGACATCGTTTGTCGTATAGGAAGCTCCATAAGAGCTTGCAGAGGCTCCTGTGTATTTACTGCCCCCATTGAGATAAGACCAACCACTTGAATCTTGGCCAACACCTAAAGACAGGCTGCCACTTGACTTCATTATTCCAATCATCCCTCCATCGGTAAAGCTGGTCGGGGTAACTTCCCAATACCACTTGCCAGAGGAAAGACCGAAAGTGGCGCGAGTAGTGCCAAAAGCATTTGGGCTGCTGCCACCTGAAGTGTTTAGATCCAGGTTTCCATTTGCCAAGGAACCATGCGTCGCTCTATCAAGAGGGTTAAGGGTGCAGTAATTCCCCCTAACCTCACCCCCCACGCCCGTATCCGTCTGCGCCCCATTAGTGGGAACGTCTACGAGGGAGTCGTTGCCTGCACCAGCGGTGACCGACAGGTTGTTAGCGGTCCAATCGTTGGATCCAGCGGCGTCATAGCCGATGGTGGTGGTCGATGCGTTGTCGGCAAAATCCAGGTGGAAGCCGTTGGTGCCGTAGCTGCCGGTGTATGCCTTGGGGATGAGCTGGCCGGTGGTGGCGTCGGTTTCGGTGAAGCTGCTGGGGTCTAGGGCTTGGCCGTCGATGAAGTAAATGTCGGCTAGGTAGCCGGAGAAGAAAGCAGAAGAGCCTTGAAAACTCCCAATATGATGGGCGGCGTTAATGTTTATCCCGTAGTCTGTGTTTTGGGAAATATTTGCCACCCGGTTATCAGTGGAAAACGTCGTAATTTCAACGCCGTTGACATACAGTTTTAAACGATTAGATCCTGTGCCCTGCGTAGTATCAAGGGCGACGACAAAGTGATACCAGGCGGAACTGTCTCTAAAAACTTGGGTTGTCTCTACCCAATCGTTAGAACCAGAAGAAACTCTTAGCGTGCCTGTTGAACCAAAAAATATCTGCAAAAAAGTTGTGGCGCCGATTGAAGTGCCGCCAGCAAAAATCTTTTCATCAGCTACGCGAGCTTTCTTTACCCACCCCGCCCAGGTCCAGGTCTTGCGGTTGCCAGCAGATGCGGGGGTGCGGGACAAGTAGGCACTGTCACTACTGTTGAAACGCAGGCTCCTGGAGACACCCGCTGCGGCTGGGGCGCCCTGACCGGACGAACCGATCAGCATGTTCTCATGAAAGACTGACATCAGGCGAAGGCTTTGGTGAGCACAGCGTGGATGCTGCCGCTTGCGCGGACAATGTAATCAATACGATCCACGGCATT